ACCAAGAAATGGACGCTGCCGATCCGCGACTGGAAGGCTGCGCTGAACCGCTTTACGATCCAGTTCGAGGGGCGACTTCCTCAGCGGTAACCCAAACCACGGTTACACAAAATTCTGCACACGCTCGCCAAGCGCCTACCGCCTTTTGACACGATGCCGTGGACGGCTGAGGTATTCGATCAGCGGCCGATCGTTGCCGATCCGCAGGTGTTCTGCATGTCGAGCATGCCGGCCGCCTAAGATCCTCGCGAGGCATGCTGTATGTGCATGACAGAGCAGGGCACTCGTTACGAGCTGTCGCAGCCCATGTGCCGGACGCTCGCGCAACGGCGCGCCCTAAAACTCGTCTGTGATTGCTAGGGGCATACGTGAGGTCGGCACCTCCCCGAGTCGAAGCCTTACGCTACTACTACCAGCGTTCCGTCGACCACCGCTGATCTGTAGAGCTTCAGGATCTGTAGAGCTTCAGCAGGGATCGTGCGGCAGCTGCACCCAGCCGTTCGACACGCGCTTGAACCGGCGGCCTTGTAAGCAACGTTCGCCGTCGCTCAATGGTCTTGGTGGGTCATATTCTCGCGCTGTCGGCGCTACGCTAGGTGTCTGCACGTTTCGCGCTACTGCTCGCTGCATTTGCTGCGTCGCCAGTTTCGATTCTCTCTCAAGCTGTGCTAGCGCTAGGCGCGTCTCGTATCTGGTGTACAGCCCGACGACGATGCTATGCGCTAGTAGGGCGATAAAGCCGCCCACAGCAATCTGCCACCATAGGTCTGATGAGTCTGCTTCTCGATATCTGCGTTCCATGCCGCCCCCATTCTGTGAGCTGGCATTGTAGACCTGGGGTGTAGGGGCATAGCCCCTACGGATAACGCCTATCCTGCAGAGCGTCCGAAGTGGCGTTCTCGCCATTCGCCAAGATCCACAACAACAACCTTGACCATCGACTGCTGAACCGCTTTGCGTCTGGCGTTGCGCCTGCGGGCCGAATCCCGGATGTCGCTCGCATTCGCATGCCAGAGCAATCCGCGCAGTCGGCGTTCTGGTATCCGTTCGCCGCTCGGTGGAACCAGGTCGCGCCCAGCTAGGCGTTAGTCAGCCCACGGGCCTGTGAGTTCCACATGGTTGGTCTCGACGCGCCGATGCAGATCCTTTGCGCAGTTGTTTGGGCATTGCTCGCCAACGGGCCAGCATGGTGGGCGGCGGTCAATGTCGTAGGTATCGGTCATGCTGCGAGTTCCGTTTCGCGAGGGGACCGGTTAGGCAGGCAAGATTTGATCCACACCCAGATCCAGCGGAGTCGCGCCCGTGCCGCCCTCCATACCATTTCGCATAATGTATATTATGTCAAGGCGCTTGCGGCGCTGGTGGCGTTCGTTTGCTGCTGCGGTCACGCCGCGGCGGCGACGATGGCCAGCCAAATGGAGATTGGCGCATGCGTGATCGACAACTGACCGGCCCCTGGGCCGGTTTTTCTTTCCAGAACGGATACCTCATTACGCCAGAGGGCCGAGCCATGGAACCGTGGCAGCTGAGCTACCTATCACTCACCTGCGATATCGCACGCGAGTGGACGAAGATGATGGATGAGGGACGCTCGAAAACCCGGCCTAAACGTCCGGCCAACGTCATTTTCATTAGGGATAGGTTCAGAAAAAAGATTGAAACAAAGCCCGGTCCTCAAGTGGTGGCGACCGGCTTTGCGGCGGAATGCGCGGGATCATCGTTGCCGAAGGCGCGGAAACGTAAAGGCGGCGTATGAAGCGTTATCCGTAGGGGCTATGCCCCTACACCCCTACAATGCCGGCTCATCGTCAATGGGGGCCGTATGAGCTATAGACCGCAGAACAACCACGATGGTCTTTGGTGGGAAATTGCGCTGGGCATCTTCGTAGGACAGCTGATGACCGCAGCCTTTGCAGGCATCGTGGCGCTGTGCTTGGGTTACTTCACGCTGCGTAGCGTGAGCGCAGGACTACCTGCACCGATACCGCAACGGCTAAAGACGCCACGCTACCAGCGTGCAGAGCAGGAACGGCAGCAACTACGCGAACTGGCATCAGACGAAAGGTGCATTCAGCACAAAAGGTTCCGGCGACTATCGAACGGCTGGCAGGAGTTGCCCAACGATCCCTGCTAAATCGTGACACGTCACGAAACTACATCTCAAGCGTAGTTGCCGGCGTGCTGGTGGCGGTCTGATAAGCCTTGCTTTCGGGGAACGTACCAAGGCTGCGCGGAACACGCCTGATAACACTGCTTCCTTGACGGTCGCGATCAGCGCCACCGGCGTCACTCCCTACGGTCGCAACGCCAGCAGCGCCGTCGCTCCTGCCATCTGGCGAGGTGTTGTATAGGCGCGGATCCAGCTCGCGCACTGGCTCGCGCCACGGCCAGGGGGTAGCGACCAACACATGCTTGCCGGCTGCCAACCGCACGCCATATGGCAGCATCGAGACGACATAGCCAAGCGCCCGCAACTGATCGATATCAAGCTGCTCAATGACATTGTTTGACGTATCGATCCACTGCACCCAGGCACGCTCATTCGCGCCAACACGTGCACGAGCAGCCAACCGAATGCGCCCTTTCTCCGCAAGCTGCGCGACATAGCGCTGCTCGTCGGTCAGATCGGCAAGAGGATCCGGCGGCGGCGCATGCACGGGCACACTTGGCGCGCCATTCGCGAGACCAGCACCGACACTGGTCTTGTCGGACTGCTGCCAAACATGCGCACCCGCCGCCGCAGGCTTTTGCGTTTCCTGCTTGCCCTTGCTGAAAAAGCCCGCGAAAAAGTACAAGCCGACGCCGCCGACCACAAGGAAGATCAAGGCACGCACGCCCATCGCGGCCCAAACGTTTTTGCCGCCCTCTTCGTAGACCTCGGTGTTTTCCGCACCAGGCGCGTAGCCGTCATAAAGAGGGAAAATGGCGGGATCGTACTTGAGCGTCTGCCCACCCACTTTTTCAAACTTGCCGGGTGAGGTCGTATGGAAATACGTCACGCGGTACCGGCTTTTCATGCCGACCGCAGTGAGCTTCTGGAACGTATTTTTTTTCTCGATACGCGCCTTAACAGCGGAATGCAGCCGATTGATCCACTGCGTCATGATCACCGCATCGCCGCCGTTCTGACCGAGCAGCGCCCAGAAATTTTCGACGGCCGGTTCCAACGGCTTACGCTCGTTTACGTAGAACTCGTGCACCTCATCGATCACAACCAGTGCATCTTTGAATTCGTCAGGAATGCACCACTTGCCCGAAGCATCCTGCGTGCAGGCAAACAACTTGGCTACGTCCTTGGTGTCAACAAGAACCAGACAGTGCCGCACCTCCTTTTCCTCGATCCCCAGATGCTTGGCGATGCGGTCGTGGCGTAGACCGTTGAGGCGAGCAAACACGCGACGACCTTTCTTGATTGCCGGCAAGATGTGATTTTTTACCGCGTCGTAGCTCTTGCCGGCGCGCGGCACACCTTCATTGAAAACGAGCATGTCACCAAATCCCAAGCGTCAGCACACGACGCAGCAAGTAGAAAATCATGGCGGCACCCACAGCCACGAGCGACGGACCAATCATGAAAACGTCAGCGAACCAGAGGATTGTGCTGCCAGCGTTTCCCAGCATCGCGCCGATGCTCTGGCCTTTCATGAAGTCGGGCATCGGCAAGAGGCTCAAGACATACAAGATCGCCGACAGCGACTGTTCCAACCACATCACAAACAAATCGCCAATGAAATCAGCGAACGCGTGCCAAACCGCCTTGACCGCTCTCCATATCCAGGCTGTCAGATCGGTGAACCAACCAGCGTACATGCCCTGCCCCTTATGTCACGGCGATGCGGATGGCCGCATAAGCAGCAATCGCCAAAATGACCCATCCACACGCACGCAAAAACGTGAGGAATGTGCCGCTACAGTGAAAATCAATCGTCATGGCATCCCACCACTTCGACGCGCGCAGGCTAAACACCGGACACGAACCGCCAGAAGGAACCGTCATGAAGCTTGCAATCCCGCCAGCGAGAGGTGTGGCGCGAACCTGCGTTGCAAACCTCGACACAACGGACTCCACTGTTTTATCGCTCTTGGTGTAGAGGTCGCCGATGGGCGAAGCCTCTCCCGGATCGTCGCTATCCCCATCCCCATCACCGTCGCCGTCTCCGTCTCCACTTCCAGAGCCGCCACCAGAGCCGCCAGAACCGCCACCCGAACCATTGTCTTTGCCACCCTCGCCCACGTTGCCCTGCCCGCCTTTGCTGCCGCTGGAACTCCACGTGCTCGTGTTGTAGGTGGTGTTATTGACGGTGGTCGTGGTGTTCGAAACCTCTTTAGGATCTTTGAGATTAGGCGGAGGCGTTGGCGTAGCAGGAGCCTTCTGCCGATCACCGGCATAGGTGCCATCAGCGGTCTGACGTGGGCCTGTTAGCTCCGGCTTCCAACAGAGCGTTGAGCCCGCAGCGCCGGTAACGCAGTGAGTACCGTCTGACCTGATGCACTCGGCATACGCGCCACCGGTAGACGAACATGTTTGTTTGTCAGGCTCATGAATGCCAGATGGCACAGCATCGCCCTGTTGACACTCTTGCCCGGTGGGCGACCAATTCTTCGCCGCACAGTACAGATCAGCTCCACCGCCCATGCAGACATCAACGCCGCCTGCTGAATTCATTGTGTACTGACACTGGTTAGAACACGCATAGATCGACCCACGCACAGAGACGTTGGTGAGGGGAGGCGCATTCTTGCAATTATTCTCGTTGTCATAGGGGTACTCGCCGCAGGTCACCACAGACACGGGGCCTTGGTAGTAAGCAGCGGCGCTGTATTGACATTGGTAGTACTTGCCAGCAGCCACAGTGCCCTTGTCTACGCACGTGCCTGGGCTGGTAATAAGGTTCGTGTCTTTGACCTGATAAGCGCTGGCATCCTGCATGCACTTGGCAAATGCCTGTGACCGCGAATCAGCAGCCTGCGCAGGAGAGATGGCACATAGCGCGATGACGAATGTCACCAACGCCGAACGAATCACTCGCATCATGGCGCGTCCAAACCCTTGACGGCTGCCCATCCACACAGCGCGCCCATGAATGCACAGAACAGTAGAACGATCATGACGACCCCCAGAAAGAGAGAGGGCGACACCGAAGCGCCGCCCTGCCCTCACCACCATTAGCCGAAGAAGCCAGCCACCTTCTTTGCACCCCACTTGGTGAAGCCAACCAGCGCGATCAGCGCGGCAGCACCCACAACAGCGGTCACGGCATCAGCCGCACTCAGACCCGACAGAATTTTATCCATGTTTTCTCTCCTACTTGATTGATGATTGGTTTACCGGTCATTGAACATGCCCGCGACGCTGCCGGCGAGGCGCCCCAGGACGAACCACACGATCACCACACCGCAGCAGCCGGTGGACCACGCAACGGCATCCTCCTTGCTGGGCATTGCGAACGCTTCTTGCACCAGCGCATACACGCTGTATTCGCTACCAGTGACCAGCACGTAACCACTGCACTCGCCGACCGATTGACCTGTAGGCACCAAGGTGCCATCGGCTTGCAGGGCTACGCACACGGCCATGGCTTAAGCGGTCCCGCGTGCAGGCGCTTTGGCAGCGCGCAACACATGAAATTTGCTGTAATTGATCGCGCCCTTGTTGACGGTCACCATGGCTTCCAAATCCAGCTCGTACTCGCCGGGCTGGTAGGCGGACTGTCCCTTCTCAAGGCGGACATCGAGCGGATACGCGAAGCCGCCGGCTTCGAGCTTGGCTTTCTGCTTGCGGGTGGTGTACTCACGGTCCTTGCCCTCGTCATCCTTGAACGTGCCCCCACGCTCATCGACTTCGGAACTCAACACGGTGACTTTAATTCCGCTCATGGTGTAACCCCTTCTAAGGTTTGATTGATGCCCGCGATTTCGGGCCATTGATTGGCTACGTCTGCTGTTGCCCACGCCGGTAGCCGATGCGACGTGCAGGTACTGATGACGGCATGCAACGCGTCTGGCGTTGGGCAATGCCGCACGATGAAATTCAGGGTTGCGCCGTACTGGCGCTTGATGTGGCGACGCGCACTTTTCCAGGTGGCATCAACAGCCGCCTTGGTAATATCGATCCGCGTGGCGACGCAGTGCAGGAACTTCAAAACCGGATACGCGCCGAGCAGATAGCCAGCCGGATCACGCAGCAAATCCAACGGCAATTCTTTGCGATTGGTGGCACGGAACTGCGCCTCATAGCGCACCCATTCGGACGCCTTGTCCCCCTGCTCCCTGCCCTTCTCGTACACGCGCAGCTGCTTTTCTGACTTCTTGCCGCCGACATAAAAGGTCTTGCCGTCACCGCTGTCATGATCGTCAACGGTCTGCGCTTTGGGACGCTGGCCGCGATTGTCGAACTCGCCCGATGCGTACCAGCTTTGCGCCAATTTCAGCGGGTATTTGCCCAACAGGTCATCGGCGGCAACGTCGATACGGGTCAATCTCCCAGCGCAGCTTTCGAGCTTCGCTCGAAGCTCCAGCCACCGCTTCGCATGGCCGCAGCGCGCTGCGCTCACCACTCCACACCCTGTACCGGTCAACTCGATACGCGCGGTGTAGGTGCCATCTGCACGGCGGCAGTTTTCCCCGCCTAACTCGATCAGGCCCACATGCTGACCATCGCGATCAGTGATGCGCACGCGCCAGGTGTAGAAGCGCCCAGGGCCTGCCGTTTCGTCGAGTTCCAGGCCCAAGCCGGCGAAGAACCAGCAGAACACCTGCAATGCAACCGCACGGGCGTTGGCGGCAGTGACGTTCATCCATTCGCGGACCTCTTCGGGGTCGTCATTGACGAACACGCCGGCTTCGCCGAGAACGGCGCGAAGATCTAAAGAGGCGGAAAACCAGTCTATGCCGACCGTGAGGGTTCCATCGGCGTTCCTGAATTCACTGACTCCCCTGTTAGACGAGGGGAGTCCCGACACCGCGACCTCGCGGACCATCAGCGACCACCCTTGAACAACCGGACCAACCACCACGGCGCGGTCACAAAGACAGCGACCGCAAAGCAGTAGACAGCGAGCAAGAAGATGGCAATCACGTGGTCAAGCCAGGTGAACTGCGACCAGTCGAGGTTATGCACAACGCACCTCCCGCTTCGCGTTGGCGACCAGGGCGGCAGCGCGGTAATCGGAATCGAGGGCTTGGAACACGCGCAGACGCGCGTAGCGGACATAGCCCAGGCCTGCGCGCAGAAACAGGCACACGACCAGCACGACCAAGATGGCGAAATTAATCTGATGCGTCACGATATTGCCCCTGTACCCCTACCCTTGACGCGTGCCCCTGGGGGGTACCAGGGGGCGCGACCATCAGGTGAATACCTGATGGCATGCGCATTAGACTCATCAGGCATTCACCTGTCAAGGAATTACCTGATGAACGGCATCCAAGCCCTGCTTGACAAAGCCAAGTTGCAAGCGGGCGGAATTTCAGACGCTGAACTTGCGCGACGAATCGACGTAACGCCACAGACACTCAGCCAATGGAGGCGTGGCGACGTGCCAATGCCGGACACGCGGATTCCACAGATCGCGCACATAGCGAACGACGCGCCTGAGTATTGGCTAGTGTACCTACAAGGGGAAAAGGCGAAAACGCCAAAGTTGCGAGCGCATTGGCTAAACGTATTCAAAGCGCTTGAGATGGTGACCACTCAAGGTAAAACCGTGCCGGCGATAGCCCTACTTGTACTTGCAGGAAATCTAATACCAAATCCGGCAAAAGCCATTGAAATCAATAGCTTGCACGTGCCGACCGCGCATAGTCTGTATATTATGTCATGA